GTTTAGCCCCGGAGATGGAGGCACATCGCTTGAGGGCGGAAATGGCGGAAACGGTGCAATTAGCGGTGCGGGCAATGGCGGGGACGGCACAGCGCCCGGCGGCGGCGGTGGCGGCTCGGTAAGCGCAACCGGCGGCGACGGGGCGGCTGGCCGCGTGCGCGTCTGGGCTTGGTAACGGAGGTGGCGATGAAATACGCAATCATTGAAAGCGGCGTGGTCGCCAACGTGGCCGAATCAGACGCGCCTCTGGCTGACAACTGGGTGCCGCTGGGGTCGGGCAGGCGCGGCGATCTATGGGATGGTGAGACGTTCACCACGCCAAAGCCGCCTGAGCCGAGCATCGAAGAACGTCGCGCCACCATGCGCGTCACGCGCGGCCAGTTCGCAATCGCGGCCCATGTCGCGGACATCATCACCGCAACCGAGGCCGAAGCATGGGCGGGCGGGACCAGCCTGCCGCAAGCCGTCACGGACGCGCTGGCCGCCGCGATTACCGACGACACCGAACGTCTGGCTGCCCGGATCGAGGCGTTGACGACGACGCATGTGCGCCGCACGGCCCCGCTGCTGGTGCTGCTGCAATCGGCCCTGTCGATCAGCGACACCGACGCGGACGCCCTGTTCGGCTGATGCGCCTGCCACGGCAATCGCGAGCCACGAAGATCGGCGACGCCCTGAGCCAGTTGGCCAACCAATGCCTGCCGAACAGCGACGACACCAACGCCAACGAGAGCATCAGCGGTCGCTCGCATCGCGCGGGCTGGCCGTCTGAGCGCTGGATTGACGCGGTGTTTGTCTGGGATCGCGACCATCGGCACGCGCACTGCCGGCGGGCCTACCTGCGCGACGTGTGGCGGGCGCGCGGGCTGCTACTGAGACACCGACGCAGAAAGGCGCGCGGATGACTGATAACGAGCGCACCGAGATCGCGCTGATGCGGCTCGAAATCGAGCAAATCAAGCAGCGCGAAGTCGCACTGCAACAGGAAGTGGATGAGATGAAGCGGCTTGACGAGCGCCGGATGCGCGCGGCCGTCGTTGCGCTCGGCGCGGCTGTCATGGGGATGGGCACGTATATCTGGCAATCGTTCGTGGGGGGCGCGCGATGATCTGGGGCATTCGCATTCTCGGCGCAGTAGCTGGCGGCATGGGCGCCTTCATCGGCTGGCAAGCGTGGCAGCATGACAGCCGAGTGCCGGTGACCAAATGGCACCGCGTCGAGGCGGTCAATAGCCCGGTGCGTGCGGGCGATCCGCTACAAGTCCGCATTCACCGCAGCAAAGTCCGCGACGACTGCCCCGTGGCGTCTGACCGGCAAGCTATCGACGCAGACGGGCGCGCCTGGGATCTGCCGTCAGCGGTTTGGCAAGGTGGCGAGGCTGGGACGCCGTATATCCGTTACACCTACCGGACCCGCGCCGACATGCCGCCGGGGGAATACACGCTCAGGGTGTTCCTGACCTACACATGCCCTGAGTTTGTCTGGACTACGCAGCAACCTGACGCGCGCTTCAGGGTGGCGCAGTAACATGATCGTCCCGGCGATTGAGCGGTGCAGCGTTGCCGTCTGTCGCCGCTGGATAGGGGCCGAGTGCAGCGTGTGCGCCTACGCATGGACGCAGCGCCACCGGCCTCTGTGGGCGCTCTACGTGGCCGCTGTGGACGCACTGCTTTGGTGGTGGGAACCGCAGCACTGCCGGGCCAGCGCGGCTCGGTGTGGGGTGTGAGCGCGGCGACCCACTCAAGGAAGGCTACCGCTCGGGGTGTGGGCATCTGCTCATCACGATGGCCGCGCTCGGGTGGTGCATCCGCTGGCCAGCGCCTCAGTCGCCCGGATCATGGGCTAGGGACAAGATGCACCGCCGGAAAGCGGCTGAGTGAGGCGCGGGCTTCATCTTGGCGGATACCGCCCGCGCCTCGATGGGCAACTGTCTCGCAAAAGACGTGGTGCATGATACTACAACCCGAAAGGACCGGCAATGACCTACCGCCCTGACGAGCGGTGCGACTGGATCGTGATCCACTACAGCGCGTCACCGATCGAGACGACCTACACGCCGGAGCAGCTTGAGCGCGACCACCGCGCGCGCGGCTTCCGGGAGACCGGCTATCACGCTTACGGCCCGCGGGCTGGCGGCTGGATTGAGGGCCGCGACCTATCGGAACCGGGCCGGTTTGAGCAGGGCGCGCACAGCAAAGGCGAAAACGACGCGAGCATCGGTTACTGCTACGAAGGCGGCGTCACGGCGGCGGATCCCGAAACAGGCTTTGACACGCGGACGCCGAACCAGATCAAGGCCATGATCGAGTGGATTGACATGCAGCTCGCCCGCTTCGGCGGCGACGGCATCAACCCCTCTCTCGGCCCTGTCGTGACCGGACACCGCGATATGCCCGGCGCGGCGACGCAGTGCCCAGGATTCGACGCGGGCGCGTGGTGGCGCGACGTGCAGGCAAGCCGGCCTGCGCGGATCAAGGCCGACAAGCCCGGCTATCGCCTTGTTGGCGATCTTGTCCCCGAATTGGAGGTCACCGGCCCGCCGCGCCCGAAGCCGCAACCCGACCCCGCCGAACAGCCGGGCGGCATCCTAGCGGCGCTCATGGCGGCGCTGCGCAGCATCTTCGGAGGCAAGGCATGACCCGAGAAATCCAACGCTTGATCCGGCACGGGGTTGCCCCGGTCGTGGCTTATGCCGTGGCTCAGGGCTGGTTGCCGGAATACATGCAGGGCGACGTGACAGAGGCGGCGGTGCTGCTGATCGCTGTTGCCGGGCCGCTGGCGTGGTCGTGGGCACGGGAGCGGTGGGCATGATCGAGACGCTGACACTCATCCTCGGCGGCATCGTGGCGGCGGTGATCGCGTTCATCGCCGGGCGCGGCAAGGGCAAAAAGGAAGGCGAGGCAGATGTTTACGACGCGATGCGGAAAGACGCTCAGCGGCGCACGCAAGCCGGGCGCGATGCGGTGCGCGATGGCCGGGCTTCTGGCGGCAGCAATGACGACCGGGTGCGCAAAGCCGCAGATCGCTGGTGACGCCGGGTGCCAGACGTTCGGTGAGGCGATGCTGCGCCTGCCCGACGAGCCGGTGCCCGAAACCGCCTGGGGCGGCTGGATCGCGGACACCGTGGATCAAATGACCGGCGCTTGCAGGTAGCCCGTCAGTCCTCCCCGGCTGGCGGGCTTTTTCGTGCGCGGCCTGCCCTCTCCGGGCGTTCCAAACTTTCCCGTTGTGTTCCCGGCATGTCCGGGCGGTGTCCAAACGCTAAGCGCCTCGGGGCTGGGGCGGCGGGTCATGGCTGGCGGTCCTCCTGCGTATCCGTGAGGGCGGCGCGGGCGTCTTTGCGCAAGCGGTCCACAACGTCCAAATCTTTGTCTTGCCTGCGCGCTGACCCACCTTCCCTTTCTTCGGTTCCGGCTGAAAATGCGCGGTTGAGAGCGTCCGGTATCCGAGCCACGATATGCCGCAGCCTGTCCCGCTCGGCCTCCGCAGCCTCGGCACGGTTGAGCGTTTCGGAAAGGCAAGCGCACATGAGGCGCAATTCCTCGTCGTTTAGGACGTGGCCCCGGTCCATCACTTCAAGCGGATATGTGGCCCAATAGCGGGCGTCTTTCACTTCCGCCTCAGTCATGGTCGCCTCCTTTCGTGGCAGCGCGGTAGGCGGAAAGGGCGGCATCCACTGCGTCACAGCAGTAATCATAGACGCCGTCGTCAGCGCGTATTGGGTTGGCCAACAGGCGTGCCAAAGCCTCCGCAGCCTCGGCGCGGTCGCGGGCATCGTCGCGTTCCTGCTCCAAGGCGTGAGCGATCTGCGATTGGCGACGCAACATATCGGCGGCGCGCTCAATTCTCGGAAGGCCAATACCTATCGCTTCTGCCCCGGCAACCATCTGATCTAGGCCCTTGGCAATCTTTTCAACGTCAGTGTGATATGCCTTGTCACACATCGTCCCGCCCTCCTGCGCATCCGTGAGGGCGGCGCGGGATAGGACGCGATCCGCGCTCTCTGCAATCATTTGCGGCTGGTGGCCAAGCGGCGTTTCATGGCGGTATCGCCAAAGCAGATGAATGGCATCGGCCAGCGTGGCCTCCGCAGCCTCGGCGCGGGCGCAGCAAGCATCCCGTGCGGCTTTCCATCCGGCTCGCCATTCGGACCGCGCAGGTTCGTAAGCATACGGGTTATCCTCTTCGCAGCAGCCCTCGTCGTATTCGAGCGCACCGCAAAGGGCTGGTCGCGAGCAAAGGACCGCCTCCGCAGCCTCGGCGCGTGCGCGCATGTCGAGATAACCCCGTTCCAGATCGGGCAGGCGGGCGATGCGGCGGGCGGTGATTTCATCGAAACCGCCGTCCCCGCTGGCGTCAATCATCCCGCCTGTATCGGGGTCGGTGAAAACGACCCACCATCCACCCGCGAAATCCGGCCGCTCTGCGCGCCAAGGCCCCGGCGTGCCACTTTTCATGTCCGCGCGTATCGCTTCGGGGTTCAGGGTGTCGTGAGTCATCGGTCAATCCTCAACAGGGCGCACAGCCAGCAGCGGCGCGGGAAATGGCGGTCACAAGCCACAGCGCGGACAGCGCGAAGCACATGGCGGCGGTCAGGCGGGGGATGGTCACAGGTCAAACCCCTCTTGCTGCGGGTCGCCCGCTTCCTTGAACAAGCGGCGTAGCACGGTTTCACCCTGATGGGCGCGGTCCCATACGAACCAGCCGTTGCGCTGCGGCGGCGAACCCTGCCCGGAGAAGTCGATTTTCCATGTGCAGACGTAGACGCGCGCTGGCGGGAACCGGGCGTGAAGTTCGTCCATCCCGTTCTTGCGCGCTGCGATCCAATCCCAATTCAGGAGCATGGCCGCGTATGGGACGCCAAGCGCCTCGATGTGGCGCAGCCAGCGGCCATGGCCGTCGCGTGCGGACACTTCGTTGTAGGGCGGGTTCGTGACTATGATGCGGGCGCCGTTTGGCGGCGTCGTCAGGTCATAGAAGGACATCGGAACCGTATGCGGCCAGCCTCGATCCACTATGTCTGACCCGATCACGTCAAATCCGGCGCGAGCAATCTCGCGCGCCATGTGACCGCCGCCCACGGCAGGCTCCCATACCGGCCCACCGATCTCGCGCATACGGGCGCCTTCCACGGCGAGGAAGGCCCGGGTGGCATCGGGCGGCGTCGGCGCGTAGTCGAGCGGGTCGCGCGCCGCGTCTTCGGGCGGAAGCTGGGTCGGCAGATCGAGCCGGGGGAAGGGCTCGGCCGTCGCCTTGCGCTTCGTCGCGCGGAACAGGTTCGTTGTGGAGCGGGTCATGACAGCCACGCAATGACAGCAGCCGACAGCGCCAGCGACACCGCCAAGCCGGGCATGATCCACCAGCCGGGCAGCATCCGGCGCTCCGGCTTGCGCGGCGGGTGAGCCCACGGGCCGCTGTGGGCTTCGGGCGTGCGGGGAAGGTCGTGGCGGGTCATGACGGCTTCCCCACGGGGGTAAGATCGCGCAGAGGAACAAGATAGATGCCCGACGCGGATGCTGACGGAGTGCCATCCTTCTTGATTTTGCGAAGGTCGTATCGCGGTTTGTCCATGAAACACTCCTTCATCCCGACCACGAGAAACTCTTGGCCGGTCTTTTTCGAGTGCGCCACCTTCGTGACGCCATAGACGATCCCGGCCTTGCGGGCCTCCTGTTCGGCGTATTCCTCCTGAGCGGTTCGCAGCGCGCGCTTGGCCTGTTCCAGCTTTTGCTTGGCATCCTTCACACGCTGCTCGCGCTTTTCAATTTCGGTCATGTTCATCCCATCGCCTCCATCTTGTCAGTGAGCGCCGCCAGAGCGGCCTTTTCCGTGGCGCCGTGCGCGACCAAAGCGCCGCAGGACGCGGTGTAGGCGCGGCCATTGCGGACGACGCGGCAGAGCATCCCGTGGATCGTGTAGGTTTGGGGGCCGGTCATGGGGTCAGGTCTCCTGCGAGCATGTCGTGGATCTTCGGCAGCCAGTCGTGGTCAGCCCCGTGCAGCCGCTTCCAGCGGGACGGCTCGGCGTGCAGCGCTACCTTGGCCGGGTCGGCGCTTTCGCGGTGGTGTTCCACGCACAGAGGGATAGTTGCCGTGTCGGGCGCTTTGCGGGTGCTGTAGCGCCCATGAATGCAGTGGTGCGCTTCGGTCGGCGTCGTCTGCCGCATCCCCCACTCGGCGCAGATGATGCACGGCAACGCCCGGACGCGGGCCATGTGCGCCAACCCGGCTTTGCCCTCGTCGCTGGCAAGGTAGGCAATCCGCTTGGCTGACCGGCGCGGCATCGGCTTCGTGGCGCGGGGCATGGGCTTGCGGCGGGAAAGGGTCATGCCGCGCCCTCGTATTTCATCGCCTCGGGATCGGTCAGCACCACGCCTTGCGCCGCCCACGCTTCGCGCACGGCGTCCATGAAGCGGGTCATTTCCCGCACCCGCATGTCGCGCGTCACCGGCAGGTCAATCGGCGGGGCCATGAGCGCCAGCTTGGCTTCGTAGGGCAGCGGCTTGATCCGTTCGTCGTAGACTTCGGCAAAGGCCGGGTCAGTCTCGCGCCGGATGGGCACGCCGTGGTGCAGCTTGTTGTGGGCGTGGACTTCGTTCGCAGTCCGGTCGCCGTAGTGCGCGGCGATCTGCTTAGCCCATTCCCACATGAGGCGGTTTTGCCGGTCAGAGCGACCTTTTCCCTCGCGGACTGTAACCGTGAACGGCAGCGGCAACCCACGCAGCTCTTGGATCAGGGCGTCAAGCGCCGGGCTGTCAAAAACGGGGCGCCTCATGCTGCAAACGCCGTCAGGCCAGCCGCGCGGAACCGCCGAAACAGTTCCCGCGTGCGCGTCACGTCGGCGGCGCAGTATTCCGCGATCCGCTCATGCTCGCCGTTGGCCCATGCCTCGGCAACCATTGAGCCGTCAAAGCCGCCCTTGCCGGGCAACCCCAGCGCAGCGCACAGCTTGTCCATGCTGACCGTGCCGCGCTGCCCGGCCCATGCTTGCATCGTGTCGAAAACCGTCTTGTCCCACCGCTTCGGATCGCGCGGGATTGGCCGGGGCACTTTGACCCCGAGCACGACCGACCGGCAGAGGATAAACCGCAGGTCGAAGGCGCCGACGTTGTGGCCGACAAAGGTGCAATGGTCGAACGCTCCGAACGACCCGAAGAACGCGCGCAGCACGTCGGTTTCTTCGGCAACCGTCCGGGCGTGCGCTGTGACGGGTTTCTCGTCGTCCATTGCCCAGCCAATCGTGCAGATGTGGCCGTGCAGCGGGTCGAAGCTGGTCTTGGCGATGGCGTCATCCACAGCCTTGTCGGCATTTTCCGCCATCCAGGCTTCAATGCTTTCGGGCTTCTTGATGTTGCCCGGCGCCTTAACTTCGGCGCGCATCGCGGCGCGAAGATCCGACGACTGCGACGGGATGGTTTCGATATCCAGAAAGATGATGCGGTCCATGTCGCGCCTCACTGATAGGGGATTTCGTCGCCAAGCTGATCGGCAAGGCTTTCGGCGTTGGGCTCTGCGGGCTTGTCCAGTTCGGCCTTGCGCGCGTCCTTCGCCGCAATGACGGCGGGCACGCTCTGGACCTGGCGGGCAATGTCCGACCACCGGGCGCGCAGAGCATCAAGGTCGGGAGCGTCAGCCAGCCTAGCGCAAGCGGCATCCACCTCTTCCTTGCTCGGCCCGGCGGCCTGCTGGCGGGGCGCATGGTCGCGCGGCGCAGCGCCTTGGCCGTCGTCGTCCACTTCCGCCGAGAGCCCCAGAGCGGCCTTGAGCGTGTAGCGCTGCAAATACGTCACTGCGCTGCCCACAGCCTGAAAGCTGTTCTTGCTGCCGGACCCATCGGGCGCACCGGCGAGGCTGGTTTCCTCGCTGTGGCCGTCGCTATGCTGGACAATGCAGGTCACGCGGACCCCGCCGTTGCCTTGCTCCGTGCGGAAGCGATAGGACAGCCCATGCTCGGCAAGGATCGGGTCGATCGCCCGCGCAATGCCCGCCAGCGTTTCATGCTTGTAGTGCGTGCGCTTGTCGCTGCCCTTGGCCGTGTAATCGACGGTCGCATCCTTCACGATGGGCGGGATTGCAGCGCGCGCTTGCGACAGCGCCCGGGCAAAGCTGATGCGGGCGGTCTGGGCTTCCATCCGCTCGCGCATGGCAAGCATCCGTTCCAGCTTGTCCAGATCGGCGTCAGGGTTGAGCACCACGCGCTCAATCATCGACACCATCGGGTCGGCGGGCGGTTGCGCTTCGGGGCGCTCCATCTTGGTCACTCCGTTGTCGGTCATTCTGCGGCCTCCGGGGTTTGCCCCACCGAATTGGCGTAAGCGTCGATGAGGTCTTGGAAGGTGAGCCCGGCGCCTGCCGCGAGAGACACGATCGCCGTGGCTTGCATTGCGCTTTTCAGCGCGCCTACGTCATCGACCCTGACCTCCACGGTCGCCCACCTTTCATCGCAAGCGCGACAGCATCGGCGGCGGAATGGCGACTGGGCAAGCGGCACCCGTTGAGCGGCAACCGGAGTGATTTTGTGGTTCAAGCTTCGGCTGTCATAAACCGCTACATCAGGACTGCCGCAGGCCGGGCAGGCAACGCCCGGAAACTTGCTTGTTGCCTTCGGCGTTCCACTCATTCTGCGGCTTCCTGCATTGCGCGCAGCCGGGCCACGTCGTCGGACGTGTCGGCGTGCGGTGCGGTGAGTTCGGACAGGAGCGCGTGCGCCTCGCGGATGCGCTCGGCGTCCAGCGCGTCAAGCGGCAAGCCAAGGTCGAGGCTGTGGAACACCCGGCCCGCGATCAGCGCGCGCACCCGGTCCAGCTTGGCGGCGTCTACGAGGGCGGCGCGCATCACACGCCCTCCCGCAGCAGATCGGCCGCATCCTCGGCGGCGCGCTCGGCAATGGCGCCCGGCAGTCCGGCGGCGCAGTCCTCGCACACCCAGCCTTCGTGAAGGTCAGACGTGCGGTCGGGCGTGAGCCGGTCGCACATCTCGCAGTGGCCCCAATCGTCGGCGCAGCCTTGGCAGACGTTGCCGCCGTGCTCGCGCTCCATTGCATCGACGTGCAGCCAGTCGTCCGGGTTGGCGACTTCGCTGCGGTGCATGGCGTCGCCGCAGCAGGCGCAAACGGACCAGTGGCCGCCGTTCGGATGCAGTTCCTCGGCGTCGAGGTCGTAGGGGTTGTGGCGGGCGTAGGTCATGCGGCACCGCCTTTGAAATGACGGGCATTCAAAAGGCGGCGACGCTCAACGATGGCGGCGTTCATTAGCGCCTTGTCGTCGGTGCGGACCTGCAACCAAGCGAAGAACTGGGCGGCGTCGCGGACGTTGCTGTCCTCAAGCGATTGAGCGGCTAGCGTCTTGGCGGTTTCGGTCATGTCAGGCTCCCATCTGGCCCGGCGTTGCGGGCGGTGATGGGGTGACGGTATATCCGCAATCGCGGACGGTCAAGGCTTAAATCCGCAATCGCGGACACCCGCCAGTCAGGAAACCGCGCCTTGACGGCTTAAAGGCTTTCACTCAGGCTTTCGCGATGGGGTGCTAGGAGGTCACGTGGATTTATTTAAGGCAGTCGCCAAGCTCGCAACGCTAGACGAAACCGCCTTGCAGCGCATCCTACTCAAGGTTGTCAGCTGTCCGAAAGAAGTGCCAGAAGCGCGCTCTGGCGAGCCGGATCATCCTGGACAGCGCGAATGATCTTTTCGACCGTTGGTGATACCTCGATCCCCAGCATGGCGTAGGACACGCTAAGTCCAAGCGCGTCGCATATTTTCACGAACCGATCCAGTGTGGGCTCTTTGCCGTCGCGCAAGATCCCGTGCGGGTAGCCATGAGACAGCCCGGCCGCTAGAGAAATGTCTCGCAGCGACCGTCCGTCCTGTAGAGCGCGCTGCTCAATGCGCTGCCGCCAGCCTTCATCCATGAAGATGGCTTGCCCAAAATTTTCACCGATTGCACGTCCGCGATTGTAGACGCTTGACTTGTCCGCGATAGCGGATATGGTCACACCATGACCGAGCATCATCCCATCCTTACAGAAATCGAGGACTACCTGTCCGCAGCCGGTATGTCCGCGACGTATTTCGGCAAACTCGCAGTGAACAATAGCGAGTTGGTGACAAGGTTGCGCGCAGGTGGCGCGCTTCACTTTAAGACCGAGGCGCGAGTGCGCAGCTTTATGGCTGAAAACCCGGCTTCGAAGGGCGCAGCATGACCCCCCGGCCCGACGCTGCCACGCCAGACGCCGCGCCGTCTTGGGAAACATTCTGCGCAAGGCAGAGCGCGCGCCGGTTCGACCTGCACGCCTTCCAGCGCTGCTTCCCTGACCGCGCGGCCGCATACTTTCGGGGCACCGGCCTGAGCGCCGAAGCCTTGGCCGTCGCGTTCGGCGTATCGGCTCGCACCGCGTCCAACTGGCTGGAAGGCACCGTCGCCCCGCGCGGAGACAAGGTGGCCGTCATCGCGCTGCGCGATCCCGAGGGCTTCAAGCGGCACTTCGGTGAGGTGGCGGCATGAACACCAGCCGAAAATATCCCATCGGCTGGCTAGGGCAGTCTGGAAGCGCCGCGCTGTGTGGCGCTGCCGACCGGCATCCGAACCGGGGCGGATGGCCCGATACCCCGGTGTTTTCCTCCCTCCCGGCGCTTTGCCCATTCGGCGCCGGGCAACTGCGCGGGCCGCGCTCCTCCTCCCAAGACGTTGCGTTTCACGAATACGCAAACCTTTTCCCCATGCTGTCTGGCGATGCCTTAGACCGGCTGCGCGAGGATATCCGCGAGCATGGCGTGCGCGAGCCAGTCGTGTTTCTCGGGGGTGCCATTCTTGACGGCCGCAACCGCTATATGTGCGCCCGCGACCTCGGCATCGAATATCCGCGCACTGAGTTCGGCGGTGACGATCCGCTTGCCTTTGTCATATCGCACAACCTGCACCGCCGCCACCTGACGGAAAGCCAGCGGGCCAGCATCGCGGCGCGGGTGGCAAATATGAGGCATGGAGGCAATCGGCGCGCTTCGGTTCAAGACGCAAATTTGCATCTTGATATTTCCGTGCCAGAGCGGGCTGACGCATCCCCGCCTGTGTCTAGCGCAGACGCGGCGCGCATGTTGAACGTATCACCTCGAAGCGTGGCTGATGCTCGCAAGGTTCAAGACACCGCGCCGCCGGAAATATCGCGCGCAGTAGACGAGGGGCACATGAGCGTGTCTCTGGCGTCGAAAGTCGCTGATTTGCCGGACGAGGCAAAGGCAGAAGTCATCACCGCAGCGCCTGACAAAATGCGGGATACCGCGCGGGAGGCTGTAAAGAGGGCCCACGTTTCCCAGAACAGCGGAAACAATGAGTGGTATACGCCCGCGCCTTTCATCGAAGCTGCGCGCGCCGTCATGGGTGGCTTCGACTTGGACCCGGCATCTTCGGAAATTGCCAACCGGACTGTCGGCGCGAGCCGGATCTTTACCGCCGAAGATGACGGGCTGAAGCAGGAGTGGCCTGTGGGCCGCATCTGGATGAACCCGCCTTATGCGCAGCCGCTTATGGGGCAGTTCGCGGACAGGTTTGCGGCAGAGGTTCGGCGCGGCTCCGAGGGCGTGGTGCTGGTAAACAATGCCACGGAAACCGCGTGGTTTCAGACAATCGCGGCCGAGTGTTCTGCGATTTGCTTTCCCAAGACGCGCATCCGATTTCTGCGCCCGGAAGGAAATCCAGGCGCACCGCTTCAAGGGCAGGCAATCATCTATTGCGGCCCCGACCCTGATGCGTTCGATCAGGCATTTGCCGGATTCGGGCTGGTGGTTCGTCATGGGTAGGTTTGAGCAGAACCTTTCCATGGGGCAGGTGGGCGAAAGCCTCATCTCGAAGTGGCTTCAATCTCGCGGACACGCGATTTTCCCAGCGTATCAAATTGAGCAATCCAGCGGGAAAGGGCCGCAGCTATTTTCCAGCGAAGGCGATTTGGTGCTGCCTGATTTGCTCGCATTTAGGGATGGCGAAGTCCGATGGTTCGAGGCAAAGCACAAGACGTGCTTCACTTGGCACAGAATTTCCGGGCGCTGGACGACAGGCATAGATCTTCGCCATTACGGCGAATACTGCGAAGTCGCGGAGAAAACGAGCCTGCCAGTGTGGCTCTTGTTTTGGCACCCGCAGGAAAAGCCGGATGCAAGAGACGTGGCGCATGGCTGCCCCGAAGCCTGCCCGACTGGCTTGTTTGGCAACGACCTTAGCATCCTGAGAAACACGGAAAACCATCGCTCTGACAAATGGGGCAGGAGCGGAATGGTATATTGGGCCGCAAGCAGCCTGCGCCTGATAGCGCGCGCGAGTGATCTGCAATGAACCCTTCTGACCTGACGTGCCCCGGCGAATTGCGCGGCTGGTATCTCGCCGTCTGCGTCTGGCGGGTGCGCCCCGAACGGCCCGGCGAGCGGGCGGAAATTATGGACCGGGCCAAGGCGCTCGGGTTGAAAATCAAGGAAACCGAATGAAGTCCATCACGATAGCGGGAAACTGCACCAGGGACGCCAAGGTGCGCCAAACGCAGTCCGGGCAGTCCGTCGCCGGTTTTTCGATTGCCGTCAACGGATACGAGAACGGCGAGAAAACCACGACGTTTTTCGACGTGTCCGTGTGGGGCAAGCGCGGTGAAGCTGCGGCACGGTTTGCGACCAAGGGCGCCAAGCTGTGCGTCACTGGCGAACTCGGGACGCGGGAATATGACGGCAAGACGTATCTGACGGTTAGGGCGCACGACTTCACGCCGATGGGCGGCGGTGACGGGGGCAGCCAGCGCGACGACGGCGGACGAGATGAGCAGCCGCAGCGCGCACCAGCGCGCGACCTAAACGACGAGATCCCGTTCTGATGACCGCGCGCGAGGCCCCAATCCAGCGCGCAATCGTGACCTACCTGCGCGCCGTCCTGCCGCCCGACAACATCGTGCACCACAGCGCGAATGAAGGCGTCAGGGGCGGGCGCTCTGGCGTGCTGGACGGGGTGCGCAAGCGCGACATGGGGCAGACGGCGGGCTTCCCCGACTTGGTGGTCCTGACGCATCGCGGCGCGCTGTTCCTGGAAGTGAAGGCCGAAGGCGGCCGCGTCACCCCGGCGCAGCGCGAGGTTCACGATCGGCTCCGGGCGATGGGCTACCGCGTGGCCGTGGTCCGGAGCGTCGAGGACGTGCGCGAGACGTTGCGTGAGTGGTCCTTTCCAACGCGGAAAAAGGACGGGTTTCCAGTTGGTTAAGCGGTGGGAAAGTGGTAGAAACGAAGCGGGCCGAGACGGAGTTGGCGCTCCTGACCCGGCCCTTGACATACGACACTGTAAGGGAGTGCCGACGATGCCCGTTGCGAGGCAATATAACGATTCTGCGCAATCGCGCAACAAGAACACAAGCGAACATCACTGGCAGTCCGTGGGCGATCTGGCCCGGGCGCTGGTGCGCGACATGGCCGACCGCAAGGCGCGGGAGGCGGGCGAATGAGCATCCGTGCAATCAACTGGGCGCGTGACGTGGGGAAGCGTATCGGCATCCCGTCCCGCCACCGGCTCGCGCTGCTGACGCTGGCCGCGCATCACCACGACAAGACCGGCGAGTGTTTTCCGTCATACGAAACGATTGCCGACGAGGTTGGGTGCAGCCGCCGCAAGCTTATTGACTTGGTTTCAGACCTTGAAGCGAACGGCCTGATAGTTCGTCAGAAGCGCCGCACGAACGGCCACCAAGGGAGCAACCAGTTTGTGCTTTTCGGGCGCCCTGTCGCGTCGTCGTGGCGGCCAGCCAGAGTGAACAAAAAAGCACCCTGCGAGAGTGCAAACGGGGGCACCCTTACCAGAGTGCAAACGGGGGCACCCGATAGGGATTGGTATAATACTCAGGCGGAACCGCTTGCGGCTGACGTTGTGTCTTTCCCTTTCCAGAAGGTTGGAAACGGGGGGCGTTCGTAATGTTCGACCTGTTCGCTTCCGAACCGAAGCCCCTTCGCTTTCACCAGACGAAAGCATTGGACCTGATCCGCCAATCTGCTGGACAGGGAAACCGGCGCATCGTCTGCCAAATGCCGACCGGCGCGGGCAAGACGCTTACGGCAAGCCACCTCATCCGCTCTGCTCTTGGAAAGGGCAACGCAACGATATTTACGGCGCCCGCCGTTAGCCTGATAGACCAGACCGTTGCCGCGTTCGAGGCCGAAGGGCTGCGGGACATTGGCGTGATGCAGGCCAGCCACCCGCGCACGGACCCACGCGCCGCGCTACAGGTCGCGTCGGTGCAAACGCTGGCCCGGCGGGAGATACCGCGAGCCTCGCTGGTCATCGTTGACGAATGCCACCAACGAGCGCGGGTCATTGAGGATTTGTTGCGCGAGCGCCCGGACGTGCATTTCATCGGACTGACGGCCACGCCCGGCGCCAAGGGCATGGGTCTGCTGTGGCAGGATCTGGTGGTCCCGGTGACCATCGGGGAACTCATCGACGCGGGATACCTGAGCCAATTCACGGCCTACGCCCCGGACGTGCCCGACATGAGCAGCGTCAAGGTGGTGGCTGGGGACTTCCACGAAGGGCAGGCGGCGCAAGTCATGGAGGGCAAGGCGCTTATGGCGTCGGTTGTCGAGACATGGCTACAGCGTGGCGAAAACCGGCCCACGCTGCTTTTCGGCATGTCCTGCGCGCACGCTAAGGCGCTGCACGAGCAATTTCAGCGGGCCGGTGTCGCGTCGGCCTACGTAGACGCCTACACCGACACCGTGGAGCGGCAGATCATCGAGCGCCGCTTTCGATCGGGTGAGATCCGGGTGGCGTGTTCGGTGCGGACCCTGACGACCGGCGTGGATTGGCCGGTGTCTTGCATCATCGACGCGGCACCGACGCAAAGTCTGATGCTGCACGTTCAGAAGATCGGGCGCGGCTTGCGCGTGAACCCCGGCACTGAGGACTTGCTTATCCTAGACCACGCCGGAAACAGTCTGCGCAACGGGCTGGTGACGGATATCCACTGGCAAGGGCTGGACGCCACCCCGAAGGGCGAAGCCGCGCCGAAGGAAAAGCGCGACAAGCTGCCGAAGCCGTGCAGCCAGTGCGAAACGCTGCACACCGGGGCGACGTGCCCAAGCTGCGGCCATGAGCGCAAGCCGGTCGCCAATGTGGAAACCGTCGAGGGCGAACTCGTTGAGATAACTCCGGTCAAGGTGAAGGCGGACAAGGGCGAAAAGCAGCGGTTTTACGGCATGGCGCTGTGGATGGCGGCGAAGCGTGGCTACAAGCGCGGATGGGCTGCGAACCTGTATCGCGGAAAGTTTGGCGTGTGGCCGCGCGGGCTGGCTGACGTGCCGACCGAGGCCGACCAAGCGTTCCTGAACTACGAGAAGTCGCGCCGCATCGCGTTTGCAAAGCGGAGGGCGTCGGCATGAGCTTTCACCAGCCCACCCGCGACGTGGCCCGAGGCAAGTGGCGCGGCATCCTGATGGAGCTTGGCGTCCCGTCGGCGGCTTTGACCGGCAAGCATGGCTCTTGCCCGCTATGCGGCGGCACAGACCGCTTCCGCTGGGACAACAAGGAAGGCTCGGGCAGCTACATTTGCAGCGGCTGCGGCGCTGGCGACGGCATGAAGCTGGCGATGGAATACACCGGTCGCGAGTTCCGCGACGTGGCGGCGCAGATCGACAGGCTGGTCGGAAACATCAAGCCCGAAGCGATCCAACCGCAAATGTCCGACGCCAAGCGGCGGGATTATCTGCGCGACGTTTACCGGGCGACGACCCGCGCGGCGCCTGGGGATCTTGTCCACCGCTACCTTGAAGCGCGCGGCGTGGGCGAACTCGTTTACCCCGACGTTCTGCGGTTTGCGCCGAAGCTGGCTGACGGCGACGGTGGCTTGCGCCCCTGCATGGTGGCGATGGTGTCCGGGCCTGACGGCAAGCCTGTCACGATGCACCGGACGTTCCTCGCGCCTGATGGATCGGGCAAGGCCGAAATGGCTTCACCGCGAAAGATTATGCCGGGCGAACTGCCTGACGGCGCCTGCGTCCGGCTTGGCGAATACGTGCCCGGCGGCCCGCTTGGCGTGGCTGAGGGCATCGAGACGGCGCTTTCCGCCTCGGCGCTGTGGGACATGCCCGTGTGGGCCACGATCAGCACGGCGATGATGAAGCGTTGGGCCGCGCCAGAAGGTTGCGAGGAAATCGCCGTCTTTGCGGACAACGACGAAAAATTCGGCGGGCTGGCTGCGGCCTACGCGCTTGCGCATCGGCTGGCTTGCGCTGGCCTGCACGTCACCGTCCACGCCCCGCCCGAACCGGGAGACTGGAACGACTACCTGCAAAGGAGCCACCCATGAACGCAGCCCAACCGCAACGCCGCCCACGCGACATTCCCGACGCCTTCGTGCCGTCCGAGGCCGGATACCGCCGCGCCCTGCAATACTACGCCCCCCGCGAAAACCGAGCCGCCGGACTGCGCGGCACCTGGGCGGCCGGCATCAACCAACACACGGGCCGCCGGGAAAGCTATCTTGAGGCCCACGTATCCGCATGGCTGCGCGACCATCCCGCTAGCAGCCGGGATGAAATCGCCGCTGGCCTCGCCTGCAACACGCGAACATTGTGCAACGTCCTGCGGGTGATGGTTGCCAAAGGCAAGATTGACCGATTGCCGCGCGCGCACCGCGCCGCGCCCTACCGCTACGAGGTGGCGGCATGACGGCGATGCTCACGTTGAAGCAAGAGCAGCTGCGCACCTTGATGGAGGCGGGCATGACGCGAGGTGAGGTCGAGGAGGCGATGAGGATGCGGGAAGCCGCGCTTTTGTCGCTGCGGCGCAGGTTGGAACAAAAAACAGGCCGAGAATGGCATTTCCCCGGCGAGCGCGCGCGGCAACGCCATCGTAAGCGTGCGCCGCTGGCGGAGGCGGGAGACCACGGCGTTATCCAGATCGGCTGCATCGGCCCGGAGGCGCGGGCGTTGGATGAGGATGTTCAGCGGTGGATTATCAAAAACTTGCCGCAGGGCGTCACCTTGGCCGCTTTCGCGCTGTCTTGCCTCCTCGACGCTTACCACGACGACAAGGAGGCCAAGCCATGATCCGCGCTGCCGCACTTGCCGCCACGCTGGCCGGGCCTGCCGCCGCAGACGTGACGATCGAGCATCACGACCCGCACGCCGCGCCGTTCGCGACGATCACGCTGCACAACTTGTTCGAGAGCCGCGTGGTAGCTGCGCCGCTGACTTTCGACACGGCGCACGGGCCGGTCGTGATTGAATACACGATCACCTGGAATTACGAGCCGGACCCCCGCGACAGACTGACGATCCTTGAACTACCGCCGGGCGTTATCGCCGATCCCGAAGTGCTGAGCGTAGACGAACAGGCGCAGGGCAGCATCAACCTCTATCTGTGGCAGGGGATGTAATGACGCAGCAAGGCTACACCGATCCGCAGACGCGCGCGGACTTGGACCGGCTGCACCACGCAACCCGGATGCGCGTGCTGGAAGCCCTGCCGCGCAACGGTATTGCCGAGACGGACACGCAGATCGCCAGCCGCTGCGGGCTGATGCTCGGGGCGACGCTCATGCACCTGCGCGCGCTGGAAAGCATCGGCGCCGTCTGTGGGCGGGGCGCATGGTGGCACAGGACAGGAGGCGAGCGTTGATCCATTGCGCGCTTTACACGAAGCCCCAAGCCGATCGGCGGCTATGCGATGCGCTGAGCGAATTTGCGCTTGATGCACACTGCCCGGTTTACATCGAGACCGGCAAAAGCCGAGGCAAGTCCCGTGCGCCGGAAGTGCATGAGCGCGTCCTGATCCCTCGCGTCGTGTTCGCGCGCATGTCTGATAACGCATACCACGCCGCGCAGGTGAGCCGCGCGTGGCGGGACGTGCTGGCCCGGCTCGACATACCTGCCCGAGAGTGGCCGCGCGTTGAACGGTGGGTGCGCGATGCAAACGACGACGCAGCGCATGTCCTGGCGCGCATCCGGGCTGGCGAGATGGTGGAGCACTACAAGCCCGGAGACAGTCTGGAGGTCATAGGCGGGCCGCTCGACGGGCAGATCGTGCGCTTTGTCGAAACCATGCGCGGCTGCGATGACCTGACAATCCGTATCCGCGCCAAGGTCGAAATGCTGGGCGGCTGGGTGCCGGTGACGGTCGATCCACTGGACGTAAAGCGGGAACGCACATGACCTTGTGTCAAGCCCCCAAATGCGCTACCTTGCGCGCATCGCTCGCCATATAGGCGGCGCCGCCGTGATCGTCTCGACATCGAGTAGGGAGCGGCAGCGGCTCCGGCTGAAACAGCGCCGGGGCGACTGCTACGCAATGCCTTTTCATCCCGCCGGACTTCCACACCGCCACCCGCGCGGCGGTTATCCCACATGCGCTTCGGCGTAAACTCTGCCCGGCGGGGCCGCGCGAGCGGTTTGGATTGCGGGGAATGCGGGAAGCGTGGGGCGTGTTTCCGACTATAAAGGCTTCCTAATGAACGATTGGCCCGCCGACAAAGTGGAGCGCCGCGCGGGCAAGCGTGAGCGAGCCTGCGTTGGCTGCGGTCGCGTCGATTGGGTGCGCTCGGACAATAAGGCGCTGCGTTGTGTCCGGTGTGCAGGGCGCGTCAATGGGGCCAAGGGTCTGAAGTCTATCAAGGCGCGGGCGTCAGCCAGAAAGCGCGCCTGCGCGTCCTGCGGAGCGATGCACCGCAATGCGAAGTTTTGTTCTGTTTCGTGCAAGAATGCGGCGGCTGTCCGCGAGCAAAGGTGCTGCAATCACTGCGGCTCGGAGTTTTCGGTTTTGGCGAGCGTGCTAAGGTCGAACGCATCAGGGAACTTCTGCACCCGAGCTTGTTACGAGAAATGGCTTTGCAGGACTGAGCGAACGACGGGGCGCGGCAGTCAATGGCGAAAAGCCCGGAGCGAGGCAATTCAGAAAGCGCCGTTCTGTGCCATGTGCGGAACGCGCCACAACCTTCAGGTTCATCACATCATTCCGTTCCGCCTGACGCAGGACAATTCGCAAGACAATCTTGTGCCGCTGTGCGTCACGCATCATCGCATGGTTGAAACTGCGCTAGTCAGCACCGAGCAGTTCGGATTTGACGATGTGGCGCGCTTGGCTTGGATCGGCATGTTGCGGGAGCGGCAAATGGCGACGGCAGCCAAGTTGAGAGAGGTCGCCAATGCTTCAATTTGAGTCTTGGCCGATTGACCGGCTCACAGAGTATGCCCGCAACCCGAGGAAAAACGACCACGCCGTTGATGGTGTGGCGGCGGCGATTTGCGAGTTTGGGTTCCGCGTGCCCATCGTGGCGAAGTCTGACGGCCTCGTCGTGGATGGGCACCTGCGCCTCAAGGCGGCGAAGAAGCTGGGGCTGACCGAGGTTCCTGTTGTTCTAGCGGACGACTTGACGGATGCTCAGATCAAGGCGTTTCGCCTGAGCGTCAACAAGGTGGCCGAGTGGGCCGACTGGGACACCGACCTTCTCAAGCTGGAACTGGAAGAATTGCGGGGCCTGGACTTCGACCTTGGCCTGACCGGCTTTGGCGAGGACGAGCTTGCCGGGCTGCTGGCGGAAAAGACCGAGGGTTTGACGGACCCCGATCAAGTTCCCGAGGCTCCCGCCGATCCCGTAGCGATGGAGGGCGACGTGTGGCTGCTAGGGCGGCATCGTATCATCTGTGGGGATAGCACCAGCGCGGATACGGTTGATGCTCTGCTTGGCGACGTGCAGCCTCATTTGATGGTGACAGACCCGCCCTATGGGGTGGAGTATGACCCAAGCTGGCGCGCAAAGGCTGGCGTCAACAAGAACACTGAGAAGATGGGAAAGGTGCTGAACGACGACCGCGCGGATTGGCGCGAGGCCTGGGCGCTGTTTCCCGGAGATGTGGCTTATGTCTGGCATGCCAGCCTATTTACTCGAGAGGTTCTTGACAGCCTTGAGGCTTGCGAATTGAACCATCGCTCTATGATTATTTGGGTTAAGGACAGGTTCACGCTTGGGCGCGGAGACTATCATTGGCAGCACGAGCCTTGCTGGTATGCGGTTCGCAAGGGCCGCAAGGGTCACTATGACGGCGGGCGGAAGCAAAGCACCGTATGGAATATCCCTGCTCGTGACGACAGCGGTGTTGGGCATGGCACCCAGAAGCCCGTCGAGTGCATGAAGCGACCCATCGAGAACAATAGCAGTCCCGGCCAAGCAGTTTATGAGCCGTTCAGTGGGTCTGGCACCACCATCATCGCGGGCGAAATGACGGGGCGGCACATATACGCCATTGAGCTGAATCCGGCTTACGTCGATGTCGCCATCAAGCGCTGGCAGGACTTCACCGGCGAACAGGCTACGCTGGAAGGCGACGGGCGCACATTCGCGGAGCTAGAGGCCGAGCGGTGCAGCGCCGCAGCTTAAGCGCCGTGGAGTCCGTGGCAAACGTGGCTGTGGGCTGGCTGGTCGCTCTCGCTCTCACAGCGCTGGTGCTTCCCGCCTTCGGCTACCGCGTGACTGCACCCGATGCCCTTGGCATCTCGGCAATCTTTACGGCGGCCTCACTGGTCCGATCCTACGCGCTGCGGCGGCTGTTCAACGCATGGGGGCAGTGATGGCCCAGAAGGCGCACGAACCCACCGACCGCGACCGCAGGACGGTTGAAAGCATGGCGGCCTACGGCATCCCGCAGGCAGACATTGCCGCCGTCATTGGCGTCAGTGACCGGACCTTGCGCAAATACTACGCCGCTGAACTGGCAACCGCGACGGCCAAGGCAAACGCCAAGGTGGCCGAAACGCTCTATCGCAAGGCGACCGACCAAGAGTTGAGCGGGCCGAGCGTTACGGCGGCGATCTTTTGGCTCAAGACGCGCGCGCAGTGGCGAGAAACGGATCGGCACGAAATCACAGGCCCCGACGGCGGCCCGATCCAGACGGAGGACACAGGCGCCCGTGACAAGCTCGCTGCTATCCTCGCTCGCCAAGCTGCCGCCGGATCAGGTGGCGGCGATACTGGCGGGACTGACTGACAGCGAGGCCGACGAACTCCTGCACGACTGGCCGCTATGGGCGCGGCCTTCGCAGCTTGCGCCGCCGGGCGATTGGACGCATTGGCTTTACGTCGCGGGCCGTGGCGCAGGCAAGACGCGATCCGGCGCCGAGTGGGTGCGCGGCAAGGTCAAGTCGGGATGCGGGCGGATCGCGCTGATAGCCCCGACAGCCGGTGACGCGCGGGACGTGATGGTTGAGGGCGAGAGCGGCTTGCTTGCTTGCTGCTGGAAGGGCGACAAAGACGCCAGCGGCAACGCAATGGGCCGCCCGCTATATGAGCCGTCGAAGCGGCGGGTCACATGGGAGAACGGCGCGCAGGCGGCGCTATTCTCGGCAGAGGAGCCGGAGCGACTGCGCGGGCCGCAGCATGACGCAGCCTGGACGGACGAACTCGCCGCGTGGTCGCGGATGCAAGAGACGTGGGACATGGGCATGTTTGGCCTGCGCCTCGGCCAGCATCCGCAAGTGATGGTTACGACAACGCCGAAGCCGTCGCCGCTGCTGCGCAACCTGATGAAAGACGCGCGCAGCGTGGTGACGACGGGCAGCACGTTCGACAATGCTGCGAACCTTGCGACGCCATTCTTGGACGCGATCCGCGACCGCTATGAAGGCACGCGCCTCGGCCGACAGGAACTGTTCGCGGAAATCCTGGACGATCTTCCGGGCGCCCTTTGGCAGCGCAGCGGCTTTGACGAGCATCGCCGCGCGGCCGCCCCGGACATGCAGCGGATCGTGGTCGCGGTAGACCCCTCGGGCACGGCAGGCAAGAGCGACGACGGCGACAGCATCGGCATCGTGATCGCGGGCAAGGGCGTGGACGGTCGCGGCTACGTGCTGGCGGATCGGTCCTGCAAGCTAAGTCCCGACGGCTGGGGCAAGCGGGCCGTCGCGGCGTATCACGAATTCGGCGCGGATCGGATCGTGGCTGAACGCAACTATGGCGGGGCAATGGTCGAACACGTCATCCGCACCGTGGATCGGCAGGCCAGCTACCGCGAAGTCACGGCGACACGGGGCAAGGTGGTCCGGGCTGAGCCGGTGGCGGCGCTATACGAGCAAGGCCGGGTGTCGCATCTTCACGGGCTGGACGATTTGGAAGATCAACTTTGCCTGATCGGACCGGATGGCTACGCGGGCGAGGGTTCGCCTGACCGTGCCGACGCGCTGGTATGGGCGCTGACGGATTTGATGCTTCGGGACGAACCGCAAGCCCAAATGTTCCTGAGAAAGAGGCGCGCATGACCCAGCACGACCCCAACCGGCTGGCCATGATCGTCAATGCCGCGCAACGCCGGCTCAACAGCATGTTTCCGGGCTACTTCCAAGGCGCCAAGCACAATCACTACGCTGACTTCGGTTGGCCGACGACGCTCAGCTTTGACCAGATGCGCCAGATGTATGAGCGAAACGGTCTGGCCCGCGCAGCCGTGATGAAGGACAACAAGCGGTTTCGCGAGCCCGTGGACCGGGTGCCGGGCGGACTGGCAGGGCTGGTTGAGATCATCCCGGCATGGGAAGGGCAGCTTCGCGTTTCTCAGTGGGACACCGACGAGCGGTCGGAAAGCTACGGCCAGCCGCTGATGTTCAATTTCAACGAGGCGAACGTTGACCCGGAACACGTCGGCCGCAATCGGGCTTTCGAGGTTCACCCCGACCGCGTGGTGATCTTTTCCGACGACGGGACGGTTCACGGGACGCCGCTGATCGAAGCCGGTTACAATGACCTGCTGACGCTCGAAAAGGTCGGCGGTGCGGGCGGCGAAGGGTTCTGGAAGAACGCCAAATCAGCCCCTGTGCTGGAAGTGGACAGCGGTGCGCGGCTGGAAGAGATGGCCCGCGCTATGGACACGACCGAGGCCGGTCTTGTCGATGCGATGAACGAGCAGGTCGAAGACTGGCAAAAGGGATTTGACCAACTGCTGATGCTGCAAGGCATCCAGGCGAAGACCCTCGGGGTGACGCTGCCGATCCCGGAGCACTTCCGCGCCGGCCCACTGGAGAATTTCGCAGCCTCCATCGAATGCCCAGTCAAGATCCTTGTCGGGATGCAGACCGGCGAGCGCGCCAGCAAGGAAGACGCCGAGGAATGGGCGCGAACCGCGATGGCGCGCCGGAACGATAGCGTTGTGCCCAACCTCATGGAGCTTGTGCGGCGTCTGGAAGTTTTCGGCATCATCCCCGATCGCGACTGGCGCCTTGATTGGGCCGACCTGACCGAAGCGGGCATGGCCGAAAAGATCGACCGCGCGCACAAGATGGCCGAGACCAACGCCAAGATGGCGGCCGGCGGCGAACTTGTGTTCCTGCCCGAAGAAATCCGCGAGGCGGTGGGCATGAAGCCGCTGAGCGAAGCCGAAACCACACGCGAAGAATAGGAGCCAGCGATGACCAAGCGCATTCGCGTCAACGTCAAGGCGTTGGCGAACACAGCGGCCGTGCGCCGTGAGACCCGCAACGGTCGCGACGTGTTGGTCGTGCCAAGCGCCACGCTGCCTGACGATGTGGTGATGAACGATATCCTCTACCCGGCAGCGGAAATCGAAAAGGGATACGCATCGCTCAACCGCAGCCCGGCGCCGGCAGGGCATCCGCTCATCAACGGCAAGTTCGTCTCGGCGCGCGACCCGGAAGGCATCAACATCGGTTGGTGTGGCGCATGGAACGAGAACGCGCGGCGTGAAGGCGGGCGTGTCCTGCTGGACAAAGTAATCGACGTGGCTCGCGCGAACGAGTGCGACGCCGGTCGCAAGCTGATGAACGCGATTGAGAAAGGCGAACCGGTCCACACATCGACCGGGCTCTACTGCGATTTGGAGGCCGCCAACGGGGCCGCCGGTTACAAGCACATCGCGCGCAACATGGAATTCGACCACGACGCAATCCTCCTGGACGAGGAAGGCGCGGCGACCCCGGATCAGGGGGTCGGAATGATGGTCAACGCCAAAGGCGAGACCGAAGAAATCGAAGTCGTCAACTCGTCCATTGATTGGGCCGAGGACGAACTCGAATGGGCGGCCGACATGGCCGTCCGAGCGGCGGAAAAGCTGGCGCGCAAGCCCCTGCTGGACCGCATCAAGTCCGCGATCATGGAGGCCGTCTCGGGCTCCGATGGGCGGGAACCCTCTGCACAGACAGGAGAAGCAGACATGGCTGACGACAAGCAGCTGAGCGAGCTTTCCGCGAAGGTGAACGCCATCGAGGAAAGCCTGAGCAAGATCGGCGAGACGGTGGCGAACGCCGTCACGGACGCCGTGAAGCCGATCAAGGATCACGTCGATCAACTCGACGCGGCCAACAAGGCGAAAGACGAGGCGGAAAAAGCCGAACTGGTCGAAACCATCGTCAAGGCGAACGTGCTGGACGAAGACACCGCCAAGGCGACCCCGCTCAACACCCTGCGCGCGTTGGCTCCGAAGGCCAAGCCGGGCAAAGCGGCGGCGATCAACGGTGCGCCGGCAGGCGGCAATGACAACCCGTGGCAGGGCTATGACCTGAACGCCCACGTGAAGACCGGGGAGACGGCGCAATGAGCGGCAACGTGATCTTTCGCGGCCCGCTCGACAAGCAGCCGCGCACCGTCTCGGACCAGGTTCTGGCCGGTGCCTACAAACCGGGCGTGCTCTGCACCTCGGACGGCTCAACGTTGACCGTGGCGACCGCTGCGGACATGGGCGAGCGGGTCTACATCCTCGGCATCCGCGACTTCTACGGGCAGTGGGACGCAACCACTGCTCCGGCAGAAACGGCGTATGCCTCGGGCGATACCGCCGTGGCCTATGAGCCCGCACCCGGTGACGTTTTCCAGGTTCGCCTGCTGAACGCCACCTATGCCAAGGGCGACAAGCTGACGCTCGACGCGGACGGCTATCTGGCGAAGGCGGTGGACAGCCCGGCCGGCGACGTGGTGGTCGCCTATTTCGACGACACGGCTGGCGCCTACACGGCCGGCGCTCTGGCGGACGTGGTTTGGGCGAACGCCTTCACCATGCCGACGGCATAAGGAGGAAAGCGCATGTTCGTTTTCAACACACAGCATCCGGGCGGCGCCGAAACCGGCGTTGCAATCGCGGATCGCCTGCCCACGGCTCGGCCCGAGCAAAGCGAGTGGATCGCCAACCGGCGTCAGGCAACAGAGCGCCACGAGCGCGACATGCTGGGGAACGCGTCCCCGCTGCCGCGCGACGTGTGGGGCGAATGGGACCGCGAGGGCATCGAGGTGCAGCGCGAGGTTCTGGCCGTCTTCGGCGATCTGGCAGCATCTGTGGCCAACCCCATGCCGATCGGCAAGCTGGTCCACTACTTCCAGCAGGTCAGCGACAGCGGGTCGGTCAACGTTTCGCTTGACGGCCGGTCCAAGGGGCGCACCGATCAGCCGACGATCAGCTACCAGGGCACGCCCGTTCCGATCTTCGACAGCGCGTTCTCCTACGGCTGGCGGCAGATGGAAGCGGCGCGCACTGAGGGCTTCCAGCTCGACGGCGCAGCGCGGCGCAACGCCATGTTCAAGGTCGCGGAAGCGCTGGAACTGATGGCGCTGAACGGCCGTGACGATATCGTGGTGGGCGGCGATCAGCTTTACGGACTGACCAATCACCCGAAGCGCAACACGCGTTCGATCACGTCGGGCGTGACGCTGAACGGTGCGAGCGGGACGGAATGGCTGGCGGAGGTTCGCGAGACCTTGGAGCTTCTGCACGCAGCCAACTTCCGGGTGCCGGCGACGATCTACATGAACTGGGATGACTGGTTCTATGCGAGCGTCACCGACTTCTCGACGCAGTATCCGAACAAGACCATCGCCCAGCGTGTGCTGGAGATGATGAACGTTCGGGAGGTCATCCCGGCGACCAACGTTGCGGCGAACGAGATCATCGCCGTCGTGAAGGACCGCCGCGTCGTGCGGACGCTGAACGCCATGCCGATGGCATCGCGCCAGCAATTCCGCGCCAATCCAGAGGATGACTACGACTTCATCGTGATGGCCGCGCAGGCGATCGAGATCCTCTACGACGCCGACGACAACTGCGGCATCGCGCACACGTCGTGATCTGAGCGACAGGCCGGAAAGTGAAACCGGCCGGCCTGTTTCCTGAGACCACGCAGGAGAAACCTATGAGACTGCAAATCACGCAGAAGGGCGCACACGGCCCCGACGGCCCGCTTGCTGTGGGCGATGTGCTGGATCTGCCCGGCGATGCAATCCCCGCATGGCTCAAGGGGAAAGCCCGCGTTCTGGCCGACGAGGTGCGAACGGCGGTGACCAACCCGGCCGCCAGTGCCGTGCAGGAGCCGCAGGCGTCCGGGCAGGATCGGCAAACCGTGCTGGGCGAAATTGCCGTGGCAATCGACGCAGAGGGTTTCGGCTCGGACGGCGTGCCCGATGTGCGCGCGATCAACCGCGCTTTGCCGGAGAGCGCTGCGAAATTCACCGCAGGCGAGCGGGATCAGCTTTGGCCGGGCATCGCTGATGCCGTGATGGCGCGGCGCGGCTGACATGACCCTGACCGTAACCCCCGGCGGCGCTTCCGATGACTCCCTAGTGACGCTGGCTGTGTTCCAGGCGTATTGCGCGGCTCGGGGGCACGATCTGGCTGACTACACGGACACACAGCAGGAACAGTCAATCCGCCGCGGGACGGTATGGGTCGAGGGATTGGGTGCGCGCACACGCGGCAAGATCGGCAATCGCTGGCCGGGGCAGCGCACAACTTCCACCCAGCGGCGGGAATGGCCCCGGTCTGGCGCTGTCCGCGTCGATGGAACGGCCATTCCAGGCGCGACGATCCCCGCTGACGTGGCCGACGCGGTATGTGAAGCGGCGTTTTACGATCTGACAAACGCCGGGCTCCTACATCAAACCGTCACGCCGGCAGAGATCGTCACCAGCGAAGCAGTCGGGCCGCTAAAGGTCAGCTATGCGACGCCGGAGCAGCACCACGCCGCGCGGGTCATGCTGACCGTGGTTGACGACCTGTTGCAGTCCATCCTGATCCCCGAGCCGAAGGGGCCTTTCCTATACCTTCAAGGCATCGGGCCGTCGTGACCGACGACGAAACTCCGAATGAAGTTCCCGCAGATGACGAAACCGACGATCACCGCCCTGACACCGACCGGCGCGCGGCCCGAAGCTTTCGCCGAGTGCGTCCGGCAGATGCGCGCGCAAACCGCAAGCGCTGTCCGGTGGGTCATCGTGGATGACGGCCCGGAGCCCATGCCCACGCCTGACGTGCCGGGCTGGGACGTCATCCACCTGCGGCCCGAGCCGGTGTGGCAGCCGGGGCAAAACACGCTGGCCCGCAACCTGCTGGCCGGGCTGCGCGAGGCGACCGACCGCGTGGCAATATGTGAGGACGATGATGGCTATGCGCCCGACTGGCTGGACACGGTGAACGGCTGGCTCGACCGGGCCGACCTAGTGGGCGAGAGCCACAGCCTCTACGTGAACGGCGACCGGCGCGTGGAGATGGGTAACGCGCACCACGCCAGCCTTTGCAGCACGGGCGTCAAGGGCGACGCGCGGCGGTTCCTTCGCTGGGCCTGCACCGTGGACGCGAGGGGCATCGACCTGCGGCTGTGGAAGCAGTTTCGCGGGCGCAAGGCGCTTCACCGGCCCGAGCCGCGCCGCGTGACGGGCATCAAGGGTTATCCGGGGCGTCCGGGCCTTGGCATCGGGCACCGCCTGTGAGGGTGCTTCTTGCCGCGTCCCGCGTGCCGTCCGGGCCGTCGCCCATCGGTGGCGTGGTTTCGTGGGTCTGGACCGTGCGCCGCGAGTTGGAGCGGCTGGGCCATGAGGTCTACGAGTTCCAGCCGGGGATGCGGCTTGATGGCGTGCCGTTCGATCTGGGCATCCTCGCCAATGGCAGGCTGACGGCGCCTGTGGCGGCCCGCTGCGCGCGCGTGGTCGAATGCTGCCACGGCTTCCTTCACGGGGATGCACCGCACGGGAACCTGGGGCGGCTGGTCTACGTGTCGGAAAGCACGCGGGACCGCTGGGGCACGTTGGGCGGGATCGTGCGCCAGCCGATCGACCTGACGTTCTGGCGCCCTGCTGAATGCACGGAGCGGAGCGGCGCGGTCCGCTACAGCTACCGCAACACGCCGACGCATTGCGAGGCCGCCGCGAAAGCGCTTGGGATGGGATATCGGCAGGTCGGCGGGGTCGGATACCATGCCGCTCGCGAGGCGCTACAGGGCGCGGCTCTGGTGTTCGCATCGGGCCGGGCGGCGCTGGAAGCGATGGCCTGCGGTGCGCCGACGGTGATCTACGACAACCGGAGCACGTATCAAGCCGCGATGCTCGACACGGAATGGCGCCCCGAACAGAACTACAGCGGGCGCGGCGGGATTGAGAACCCGACGAAGGCGCAGGTGATCGAGGCGGCGCGGGCGGCGCAGTCAGGCCGGGCGTGGGTCAAGGCGCATCACGACGCGCGGCAGATCGTGGCGGAATTGCTGGCGTGACCACGGCGCTTGTGCTTGGCGGGGCCGAGTGCCTGCACATGGACCTTGCGGCGTATGTCGAGGCCGGGCACGGCTTCGCGGGCGTGGTGACCGTCAATGACGCGCTGACCGAATGGCCTGGCCGGGTTGATGCGGCAGTCAGCTTGCATCCTCGATACTTCGCCCAAAAGGGATGGCGGGACGCGCGCGCGGCCAAGGGCTACGCCCCGGCGCTGCGGCACTTCGGGCACATGGAAGCCCGGCAGGTTCAAGAGGGCAAGGGCCTGACCTGCGACGTGGAATTCACCGAGTATCGGTTTCCGGGGCAGGACAAGAGCGGATCCAGCGGCCTGTTCGCTGCAAAGGTGGCGCTGATTGACCTTGGATTTGACCGCGTGGTGTTCTGCGGCGTGCCGATGACCAACGAGCCGCATTTCTGGGACGCTGACCGGACGCCGTGGAAGCCCGCCGAAGGGTTCCGCCGCCAGTGGCTGACCGTGCCAGAGGAATACCGCAGCCGCATGGCGAGCATGTCCGGCTGGACGCGCGTGCTCTTGGGTGCGCCTGAAACCGAAGGAGAAACCGCATGACCGATAAAGCCGAAAGCCCTGACATTGCCACCCTTGGCCTCTGTGTTGACACCAGCGACGTTGAGGCCGCGACCGCCAAGGTTCACAAGCTGGCCGACGCCGTGAAGCGGCTGAACGCCGAGATTGCGAAGGTGGGTGACACAGCGCACGGCGGGCTGAGCCTCACCATCGCGGGGGAGGTTGTCGAAATGCAGGTGCATCCGCGAGGGGCGGAAGTGACCCATACCCCGCTCAAGCCGCCGACGCTGGCCGACACCATGAGCGCCGAACTGGCCGACGTGACCCTGACCGCCGACGACGTGGCCGGGATGCGCAAGGCCGAGGTGGTCGAGATGATCGAGGCGATGGGCGCGAAGCCGGTTGACGGTGGCGTGGCTGACCTTCGCGCGCAGCTTGTCGGGCTGCTGTGATGGTCGTTGCGAACGCTGACCTTCCTGACTTGCCGAAGCGGTATCGGTGCACGGAATGTGGCGTCACTCACGAGGAAGCCACTCTGCTGCGCGCGCCCAACCCTTTTGACGATCAAGATCAGATTATCGGGTGCCCGTCCTGCAAAAACGTCGATGGCTTCGATGAGGTCTGTCAGGCTGGATACTGCGAAGAGATCGCGACTTGCGGCACCCCGCGATGGCGCGGGTTTCGATACGCGCGCCTCTGCGGCAAGCATTTCCGGGAAGCTGAACAGTGACCTTCGACTACGCCCGCAGCCGCGCCACGGCCGAACGCCTCATCGCGCGGTTCGGGACCACGGCGACGCTGCACCAGATCACAACGAGCGGCGACGCATGGGCGCCGACCACGACCGAAACCGACACGACCGTGCGCGCGGTTGACCTGTCGCAGCGGTTGCGGGATGCTTCCGGCACGCTGACCGGCGAAAGCCTGCGGACGCTCTACGTCTCGACAAGCGCGGGCGTGACACCGGCGAAGGGCGACAAGATCACGGTGGGCGGCATCCGGCATGAAATTGCCGAGGTGCGGACGCTCAACCCCGGCGGCGTGGCCGTCATGCATGAGGTGGACCTTGCCGCGTAGCATCCTCGACGACCACCCCGACGCCTGCCGCGATGCGATCCGCGCGGCGCACGCTAAGGGCGCGCGGGATGCGATGCTGCACTTGCACGCGGCGGCAGAGGTGGAAGCGCGGGCCGGGCTGGCGTGGTGGTGCGCGCTCTTCGCGGCTATTGATGCGATGGGGCCGCGCAAGTAGACTGACCCGCGAGGATAGGGTCGCTCCCGAAAAGCCGTGTTTCCGCCCGGCCTGCCTCGCTTTACAAGGCGGGCCGCAACGGAGGCGGGGATGACTAAAAGCCAGTCAATGATAGAGATAGATGGCGACCCGGAGCTATTGGCGCGATACGTTCAAAAAGTTGACGAAACGCAATCTCGGAAAAGGATGGCTCTTGCTGTCTTAATTGACGGCAAGACATACAAAGAAGCAGGCGCCAGTGAAGGAAAGAGCCATACAATGGCGAATATTGCTGTATCAAAGGTGTATCGCAAGGCGCTTGTCCTTTACGAGATAGACACGGGCAAGCGTGATGGTGATTTAATTGCCAACACAACACTATCAACAAGAAGCAAAAACGCCTTGTCGAATTATGGTTTTTCGAGCGTCAAAAAGGCTAAAGAGTTTTTTGCAAAAGAAGAAAACCAAAAAGTCAGTAAAAGTTGGCACAACTTTGGAAAAAAATGTCTTGATGAGGTCTTGGAGTATCTAGGCCTGATTGATGATGCCGCAATTCACAGGCTTAAGAAAAGGCGCGAAGTGCTAGAGGCACAAATTCTTGAGGTTGACGCAAAGATCAAAGATCTAGAGCGCAACAACAAAGGCGCCTCCGCCTAGAACTCAAAACATCGGCAGCATTACAGCCCCGCTTAGGCGGGGTCTTTGGCGTTGGGAGCCTCAATGGCAAAACGGCAATCTCTGCTTGACCTGCTGGACGAACTCGCGCCGCAGGTCGCCGAAGCGTTCCGGCAGTCGATCCAGCGCATCACCGACGACGTTTCCTTGCGCGCGCTGGAGGACGCCATTCGCGCGGGCGACATTGAGCGGGCGGTGGAGTTGATCCGGGCCGAGAGGGGCTATTTCCGGCCGCTGGACGAGGCTCTAGCCGCAGCCTATGGCGCAGGCGGCGACCTGACGATGGCGGGCCTAGCGGCAAGCGCACGGGCGCAGGGGGCGCAGGCGAGGGGGTTCTTCGATCCGCGCAACCCGAGGGCGGAAAGGTTTGTCGCGGAGCAGTCGTCGCGGCTCATCACGGAAATCAGCGGGGACGTGCGGGACACGGTGCGGGCCGCGCTGACAACCGGAATGGAGGTCGGGACGGCACCGCGCACGGCAGCGCTCAACCTGGTGGGCAGGATCAACCGGGCGACCGGGCGCCGCGAGGGCGGCATCGTCGGGCTGACCACGCGCCAAGCCGGATGGGCCGACGCAGCCCGGCAAGAATTGCTCAACGGCGACCCGGCCTACTTGCGGCGCGCGGCACGGGATCGGCGGTTCGACCGGACGGTGTTGCGGGCGATCAACGAGGGACGCGGCGTATCGGCGGCGGATGCGGACCGGATCACGCGGTCGTATCGGAATGGGCTTTTGCGCTACCGGGGCGAGACCATCGCGCGCACGGAATTGCTCGGGAGCCTGCACGCCGCGCAGGACGAAGCCCTGTCACAGATGATGGAGCGCGAAGGGCTGCGGCCCGAGGCGGTCACCGTGCGCTGGGACGCGGCCAGCGACGGCGACACGCGCGAGACGCACGCCGCAGCGGACGGGCAGGAACGCAAGAAGGGCGAGCCGTTCGACGTGGGCGGCTACCTGATGAACCACCCCGGCGACCGTAGCATGGGGGCACCGGCGGAGGAAATCATCAACTGCCGGTGTGTGCTGAGGACGGACGTGGACTTTACCAGTCTACTCGGGCCGGGTGACTGACTTCGGCCAATCATCCGAACGGTAGCCTGCTAGATACGCGCGAAGGAGGCGCACAACAGCATCGCCGGGGTTGCGCTTGCCGCTTTCGATTTCAGATACGCGGGCTTTGTCACCGTAGCCCAGCACGCGGGCGGCTTCGGACTGCGAGAGGCCCAGCGATTGTCGGGCCTGCTTGAACGCTTCGGGGGTCATGTCAGCAATGGTGCGGGGCATTATGCCGCCTGCCATTTCTTCATGTTTAGCGGCCCCCATGTGACGCAATCATTATTGCGAACCATCATAAGCCGTGATGCAACTTCACATGCCTTTGAGCCATTGTCGTAAATCGCGACGACGGCGTCATTTGCGAAAACCGCCCACGCTTGCCCGCTGATTTTCTCCAAGCGATTGTTGATCCGGCGGGATTTGGTTGCTTCGTTCATCTGCCTGTCTCCTGTGAGGTAGTGGGGCCGGGCGCGAGGCCCGGCGGCTTGATTAGCGAGTGGCGCGGTAAGCGGCGTGAAGCATCCGCTTGCGTTCCTCGGCAGGGATTGCGGACCATGCGGCGTATTCTGCGTCACTCATTGCGTCGATCATGGCGCGCTCGACCCGGTTGATGGTTTCGACTGCTTCGGTGATCTGGGCTTCGGTCATCTGCTTGGCTCCGGTGTCTGCGTTTCTGATAACTCTTTGTAACGCTATGCGCTACACTATGCAAGCGAAAAGTTACGCTTTGCGCAATCTTTCGGGGCCGGGCGACTGATGGCAAATTACACTTTCGCCCAGCTAGGCCAGTGGGCCGCCAAGACGCAGCGCCGCATGGACGTGGTAGTGAAGCAGGCCACGAACGATTTATTGAACGGCATCGAGATCGGCCCGAGCATCACGCGCACCGGATCGCGGCAGCGCGGCACCATCCCGCGTGACGACGGCGCGCTGGCCGCATCGCTGCAATCCAATCTCTACGGCAGCACAAGCCTTTCTCCGCCCAACGGCGAGGATAGCTATATCCTTGTGGCTGGCGCAATGAAGGCCGGGGACGTGGCGACGTTCGCATGGGGCAAGCCTGACGCCCCATACGCCAAACACGTCCACTATGGGGCAAACGGCGTGCCGGGGACGTTCTGGATTGATGTGGCCGCTGGGAAATGGCCCGGCTACGTCCGAGGCGCGGTGGCGAAGGCGAAAGCGATGGTCGCATGAACAGCAAGGACATTGCCAACGCCCTCAAGGCACGGCTGGCGGGCATGGCGGGCGCGCCGTCGATCGCTTGGCCGGGCGTGGACTTTGACCCCGGCACCGTGCCGCGCTTCGAGGTGGCTTTCCCAAGTCGCGAGACGGATGACCCGACGATCAAAGGCGGCACGATCCACCGCGAGCAGGGCACAATGCGCGTGATCGTCTGCACTGAACTTGGCCGGGGCGAAGACGCCGGGCTGGACTATCTGGACGCCATCCGCGCGCGCTTTCCGAAGGGTTTGCGCATCGCCATCACGGGCGGGCGCATCACCATCATGGCCGAACCCACCGCAGACGCGGCGGCCTTTCTCGACGACACCAGCTACCGGCTCCCGGTGGCGTTCCGCTACCACGCAGCGGCGACCTGACACCCTGACATTCCGCGCCTGACGCCCCGCCAGCGGGGCCTTTGGTGCATCCGAAATCCGGCCTTCCCGGCGGGCCGGTTCCGCGCTGCGGATGAAGCCGGGGCATCCACAGCATAGGAGGCCACAAGATGGCAACTGCACCCGAGCCGATGATCGGCACGACGGTCTCGATCGTCGCATCCACGCCCGCCGCCGAAAGCCAATCCGGCTATGAGGCGCTTTCCTTCACCGAAATCGGCAAGGTTCTGTCGGTGCCGGAAACCGGCAACCAGTCCGAAGCGGGCAGCGTCGCCGTGCTCAAGACCGGCCAGACGCAGCACTACAACGCGACCAAGACCGTGCCCGCCTTCACCGTGCCCTACATCCGCGACGCTGCGGACGCCGGGCAGGGCATCGTGCGGACCAACGCGAACAACTCGACCGAGGTCACGCTGCGCGTGTCCACCGCGTCGGGCGTGGATCACTACATCCAGGGCGTTCTGGGCAACCTCAACCGCACCGAAGCGGCGCCGAACGCCTACGAGGGCGAGAGCATCGAATTCCGCTCCATCACGCAGTGGACCACCGTCGAGGCGGCGTAATCCTGCGCGGCTGAAAGGTCGCGCGGGCGGGCGGGCCGGAGGTGGTTTCACCGGCTCGCCCACAATCCTGAAACCCGAAACCCACGGAGACGACATGAAACTGACGAGCCTTGAAACCAAGACCGGCGCCAGCAAGGGCGCGTTCCTGCATCTGCGCCACCCCGCGCTCGGGCATCTGCTCTACACCGGCGAAGGCGCCGACGAAGTGGGCCGCGCCGTGGACAAGACGAAGGCCGAAAAGGTCGGGTGCGACGTGCTGGGCATGGAAAGCGAGCGGGTCCGCGAGAAGGCGCGCGAGATCCAGCGCCGCAAGATGAAAGACCCCGACGACGCCGAAGCCGAGGAACAAGGTCTTGAGTTCGTAGCATCGCTGGTCACGGGCTTTCACGGGCTGTTCGACGGCGACGGCAAGCCGCTTCCAGCCACGCCCGAGGGCAAGCGCCAGTTCTTCGAAATGTCCGACGATCTGGTGAACCAGGTGATGAAGTTCGCGGGTGAGCGGGCAAATTTTTGGAAGGGCGCATCGACGCCCTGAGCCTCTACGCCGAACAGCTTGGTTTCCTGCACGCGCACCGGGAGACGCCGCAGGTGGGCGGCAAGGGCACCAAGCGCGAAGCCAAGTCCCGCCTGCAACTCTATCTCGATCATGGTGCACCCCCGCCGCTGCCGACGGTGACGGTGGGGGCCTACCTGATCGAAGCCATGAACCGGCTTGGGCCGGTCAGGGCGCATGGCATGGGCGGGTGCAGGCCGACCGACTGGCCTGAGATATGGGCTTACGCGCAGGCAACGGGCGACGTGTCCGAGGCGTGGGAAATCGACGCCATCCGCCGCTTGTGCGTGGCCTATGATCGGGGCTTGAGCGACGGGGCGAACATGCTGGCGATTGCGCCGATGGATCGTTAGTCGGCAAACCGCGCGTCAGCCGTCCATCGGCGGCTTTCAAGGTCGTGGGTGACATCCGCTGTCCACACCGTGCGGACGTTGGCACCAAAGCTGTTTTCGGCGTCAACATACGACCGGATCAGATATTCGCACTCGGCATAGTTGTCCACAATGACGGCTGAGTGCGACATCCGTGGGAAGTCAGCCGTGCGGGGCGACTTCAGCATACCTTCAACGGCACGTCTCGCTTCAAGGTATGCGCCGGCTTCGTGCGGGCATGGGTTCGGCGCTTCCGCTGACGCGCGTTCCGTGCCGTCGGGGATTGAATACAGCAGCCATAGTGCCCCGCCAGCCGAAGCTGCAAAAGCAAGCGCGCCGAGCGTTTTCAGAAGTTCCTTCATATCGTCCTCCGAGGTTTCCGCATGGATGTAGCAACTCTTGGCCTGAAAGTGGATAGCAGCCAACTCCGGCGCGGTGCGCAGGAGATGGACCGCTTTGCACAGACGGGCAAGCGCGCATCCGCAACGGCGGGGGCGATGGGGGCGGCGTTCCGCTCGGCGGCCTTGCAGGTCGGCGCGATGGTCGGGGCCGCTGCGTCCATCGGCGCGGCTTTTCGGTCGGCGAACCAATATACGCAGATCGAGAACAGCTTTCGCGGCATCGGTCAAAGCGCAGCTGAGGCGGCGGCGTCGCTAGATACCGTGACAGGCATCGCCATGCGCACGCGGGCGCCTCTGCAATCCACGGCCCAGCTTTACCAGCGGCTGAACATTTCGGCCAAGGAACTTGGCGCGTCGCAGCACGTCGGCGTCGGAAGCGTCTGGCGCGCTGATCCAGCTTGCGCAGGCGATGGCCGGCGGCACGGTGCGGGCTGAGGAATTCAACAGCATCCTGGAGGGCGCTCCGAGCATCGTTTACGCGGCCGCGCGCGGGATTGAAGAAGCCGAGGGCAGCGTCGGCAAACTGCGCCAAATGATGATCGACGGCGAGATTTCGTCGCGCGAATTCTTTGATGCGATCCTGTCTCAGCAGGACCAGCTAGAGGGTGCGTTTGCCGACACCGCCGTGACGTTCGATCAGGCAATGAACGTCTTTGGAACGGGCTTCACGAACCTTGTGGCGCAACTGGACGAGGCGACGGGCGCTTCGGACGGCATCGCCCGTGCCATTGCGGGGATCGGCCAAGCGGCTTTGCGTGCGGCTGATTTCGTGGAAAGCAACATGGACACGATTTCTGCGGTCATGGAGCGCGTGCAATTCGTGGCGCTGGCGGCGGCGGGTGCGTTTACGGCATCTTACGTCCCGGCCCTGTTCGCAGCCGCAACCGCCACGGGCGCGCTATCGCGGGCGTTTCTGGTGCTGCGCGGCGCGCTGATCCGCACCGGCATCGGGGCTCTGGTGGTCATCGCGGGCGAGCTGATGTTCCGGTTCAGCCAGCTTGTCGAGCGCACGGGCAGCGTGGGCGCCGCATTTGATGCGCTAAAGGCGGTGGGGGTCGAAGTGTTTGACCGGATCGGCGAAGCGATCGGCGGCATCAAGGATTTCATCAGGGCGATGGTTCTGGACGCCAAGGCGGCGTTTCAAGACATGGTGGCGAGCGCGCTAGGGACCGGCGGGCGCATGGTTGATGCGATTGTCAACGGCTTCAACGACCTCGGGGAAAGGATTCACAAAGCAGTCTCGGACGCGATTGACTACCTCGTGTCGCGCGCCGGTGACTTGGCAGAGAAAGCATTGCAGGTGGGGGCTGACATTGGCGCTTCCATCTGGGAGGGCATCACATCCGGCCTTGGCAATGGTGAGACCAGCGGCGGCAGGATGGGCAGCAATAGCCCGAGCATGAGGGACGCGGCTGAAAGCGCAATCGGAAGCGCGCAAAGCGCCTTGGAGAGCGCGGCCGATGCAAACAGCCCGGCCCGGCGGTTCATGCCGCTTGGCGGCTTCATCACGGCGGGTATTGCTGAAGGCATGAAAGGCGGCAACGTCGTCTTGGCGCAGGCAGCAGATGAAACCGTGGAAACCGTTGAGCAGACGATGGCGGAAAGCCTGCGCTCTATGGCGGAGACGAACCGCGCCACTGCGGAAAGCCTGCGCCAGACGGGGCAAGCGGCAATCGACGCGGCGACGCGCCCGCTGGAAAGCCTTGCCGCGCTGACGGCGGCGGTTGAGGACAGCAAGAGCGCGGCGGAACAGGCCGAAGAGGAATTCGAGGAATACCAGAACCGCCAGGAGCAACTTGAGGACACGGCTGGCAACACCGTGACGACGCTGGCGGATCTAGGGCAGGCAGGCACAGATGCAGGCCGCGCCATCTCGGACGGGATGCGCGAAGCGGCTGATGGCGCCAAGGCCGCCGGGGGCGAGATTGGCCGCGTGCTTGACACCGTCCTATCCGGCCTGCGCTCCGGCGACCTGTCCAACTTGGGCCAAGACCTGCTGGGCGTGGCGCAGGACAGCTTTTTCACGCGGCTGCGCGGCTGGATCGGCGGGATCGGTGGCGCTGGCCCGATGCAAGGGCCGACGCAAAGCGGGGCCACGCTGGACACCGTGGCGGGCGGCGGCGGTTTGCTGGGCAGCATCGGAAGCCTGTTCAGCGGCGGCGGCACGGGGCTTGGCAGCGCGATCGGCGGGCTGGGCAAGGCGTTCTCGGGCGGGCTCGGATCGGCCATCGGCGGGCTTGGATCGGTCGTCTCGGCGGCCCTCCCCATTGTCGGTGCGATCACCACGGCGGCGCAGTTCTTCAAGACGACCAGCGTGCAGACCGGCTCCAGCGTGAGCGTCGGCCTGGGCGAAGAGGGGCCGATGGTCAAGTCCGGCACCCGGTTCCGGGACGAGACGTTCATGGGCATGAAGGCCGATCTGCGGTGGGAATACGAGCAGATCAC